GCCGGAGAAGGTAGTACTAGCCATTGTAGCCTCACATGCGAGTGCGGCATATCAGTCTGCATGTCGTCAGCCGGGACTGTCTGATATGCCGGGTGACCCCGGGATAAGGTGGTTGTATCACTAACGCTTGAGAAAAGCAAGTGCTTCGTTATCTCCGGGCATCGTGTTTGACTTGGCTAAGTTCTCAGCTTGCGTAATCACCCTAAGATTCCACGGCACATGGAGTCCACACACAAAGTCAGAGCGCAACGGCCAGATGTGATCTACAACATACTTCTCTCCAGTAGTCTTAGTCATCGTGATCGCTATTTGATAGATGGCTCTCATTTCTGACTTCTGCCTTCGGGTAATCCACGGAGGTGTTGCTGCCCTATGTTTACGGCGACGAACTTTGTTGTCAGCTAGGATCTGTAACTGATTTTCATCCTTCCACTTTTGCCTATAAGCATTCTTTAAGGCATTGGGCGTTGCTTTTGCTTTAGCGATCACATCTGCTTTGTTAGCTTCGTAGTACCGCTGTTTAGCCTCTAAGCCCGCTTCAGACTTGTTGTACTGCCGAAAGTACTCAGCCCTAGTCTCATAGCTTTTTTGCCATTCAACCTTTAGGCACTCAACACAAGCCCCTTTGGTCTTTCGTGGTGCTATGTGCCCATGCTTGCAGGGCTCCCCTGTGAAGTAGTGTGTCGCTCCAATAGCCTGAGCTTCTTTACGAGTACGTGGTAGCTGTTCCATTTGACCTCCTGTGGTTCGATACAGGTAATGTACAGCTCCTTGTGTTCGATGTCAACAGGCAAAGAAAAAGCCCCCTTTCGGGGGCTAAACACCTGTTTTACAGGGGTTTTTGGGGGTTTTTAACCCTTGAGGTGTCAAGCCCCAGGCGATCCGAAGATCCCGAGCGGGTCCGAAACGCCAAAGCTGTAGCGCTCTCGGGCCTTGTAACGGGTGTTCCCAGTGTCAAAATCACCGTCCATTGAAGTTGACATAGGCGTACGAACAAAGTGCTTCAGACCATTCGGAACGTCCGTGGTCAAGAACCAGCCATTGGTGTCAGTCAGCCAGTGGTTGATTGCATAACCTTCGGGGATCGAGCCGTTGTTCTTCAGCGCGTTGATATCGTTGTCAGCGGTGCCAACACGCAGCGAGGTTTCCAGCAGTCGGGTTGCAACGAACTGGAGCGCCGGGGGAACGATCAGCTTTTTGGGCTTGGCTGCGATAAGCAGGTCACGTTCATCCGTCCACGCAGCGATCTGAATGACAGCGTTTTCGAGCGAAGTTTCGTTCAGGTCAGCACCGACCGAGGGACGGTTGCTGTTGGTACCACCGGAGACCAGCGGGTGCGCGGTTGAACACAGCGAGACACCATCACCGTAGGTGTAGGCAGCGGAGAAGGCGTTGTTCAGGATCGCCGCAGCTTTAACTTGCTTGGTGTAGGCCATAGCGCGAGCCAGACCTTTGGTGTAGCGCGCCGAGAGGCTGTCGTACAGGTTATCTTCCATCGCCTCTTCGGTGATGGAGAAGCCCATAGCGATGGTCTCGTGGTTGTAGCGAGCCGTCCAAGCTTCTTGCGCGTTATCGTAGGCGATAGCCGCACCCTCATTCTTCACCGGAGCAGCGGAGAAGCCTGACAGCTTGGTTTCCTCTTCGAACGAACGCTCAGAAGTCTCGGTTTCGTAGATCTCCTTGTGCTCTTCGCCGTAGCGGGAGTACTCAAGACCAAACAAAGCGTTCAGACCCGGAAGGAGTTCTTTAAGTAGTTGTGCGCGTGAGATAGCCATTTAAGTAGCTCCTTAAGCAATAGCCGTGGCAGCGTAATACTGGTGCTGACCAAAGTTCAGTTTGACCAGAATCTCGGGGTACTGAACAAACACGAGCGTCGAGCTAGCGCCGAAAGCGGCAGCAGGAGCTTGGTTCAGAACGAAGGTGGTAGCGCCAGCGTTAGCAGCGGTGTCCACAAACGAACCCGAGGAGATGTACTGACCGTTGGCTGCAATCGAACCCACATCGGTACCAACCGGCAGCGCGAACGGCAGGGCCGAGCACGTAACGGTAGCGGTAGCAATGCTGGTGTAGGTAGCAGTACCCAACTGAACAGCGGTATCTGGCACAACACCCAGCATACGAACCGGCAGAGCGTCGGTGGTAGCGGGAGTATTGTCAGGAGCCAGAACTGCGTTGAGCGAGTCGCCAGTGTTGCTGTTGCCGGTGTTGTTAATCAGCGCAAGGTTCTGGCCGATCATGGCGCGAGCGCCCGAAGCAACAGTGGTGGTAGCCGAGCAAACAACCGCTTTGAACACCGTATCCGGGTCATCGCAGACGATAGCAACAGCGTCACCAGCCAGCGTCGAAGCGGGCCAATACTGAGCGAATTGCTTTTGCTTGGTGATGGGGTTGGTGTACGAGCAGCCAAGGAACACGCCAGTGACGTTGCCCAGAGTGCCAGTGGTAACCGACAGACGCTGAACCTGACCACGAGTCAGACCAACGATGTCACCGTAGAAAATGCTGGTTGAATAGCCATACGGAATTGCATATTCGCGGGTAGACCCTGCGAACACCTGCCCACCGATCAAATTGATCGGCTTTAGCCCGTACGGGGCTGAAATGACGGGGTAAGCCATTTAAGACTCCTAAAGTTAATTGCCTTTGCCGAAAGTGACCTTGGACTGGCGGTCTTTGAAGAGCGGCATCCGGGGATCATTCTCGCGCATGAAATTGTTGTCTACCGAACTCATCTGCGACTCAGCCTGACGGTTGTACCAATCATTGCGTTGCGAGACGAACTCAGTGGGTGTTTTGCACAGCATCAAGCCGCCAATGACCACGTTGTCCTTGAACTGACTATTAGGGTCAGCAAAGATGTGGATCTCGGGGTGATCGCTGGCACGGACAGGTTCCCACCCTTCACGCAGCTTAGACGAGATGTTTGACGGATCATTCTGTCCTTGCGTAGCAATGCGAACCCAGCGAAATTCCCAGCCAGCTTGTGGGGTGGGGTCAGGCAGGAGTTGCGGCGGTTGCCATGAACGCGGACGCTCCGAACGGGCGCGGGAGGTCAATTCACGATCATCACGATTTTGGAGCAGTTTGTTATCAGCCATTTGTGTTTCTCATCTCTTCTGCCACTTTGCGGGCATACAGTTCAAGGGGAATTCCAAGGCGCTTAGCGATGCTCACTGCCGAAGGCGTTAGTACGATCTTTTTAGGCGCTGTACTACGAGAAGCAGGGGCTACCACGTTGGCTCGCTTAGGTTTCTCTCCAACACTGTCAGGGAACTTTTCAGGAAATACTTCACGAATCCGGCTGTTGATACGCGAATAGTACTCATCGCTGCGCGGATCAATGCCTTCATCGTTGACCAGTTTGTCGTGCACCGCGAGGGCAAACCCGGTCATTTCCTTATCTTGGTTGAACCAAGGGTTAGCTTGTTTCCAAGCAACTGCCTTATCGTCAACCTGCACTGACCTCGCGGGGGGTGTCGGTGCTGGTTCTGGTTGTACCTTAGTTTCTGCCTGTTGTAAAGCGTTTTGTTTATAACTGTTAATACGATCAGCACGGATCTTAGCTGCGGTCAGGGCTTCTTGAGCCTCGACGATGGCATCGGCATCACCTGCCTCGTAGGCTGTCTTGTAATTGCGTTTAGCTTTGTCAAGTTCAGTATCGATAACCTGAGCAGCTTGATCCAGCATGATTCGCTGGTTGCTTTGCACTGAGCCTTTAAGCTGCTCATTCTCAGCCAAGATACGCTGAGCAATCGTTAGTGCTTCTTCCCGTTCACGCTGAGCAGCCTCTTTAGCACGGCGCTCTTCGTGATAACCCTTGTTCAAATGCGCCAGCCGGTCCCGCAGTCGCTTATCCTTATACTTGGATAGCTCCTCTTCCGTAACGGCTTCAGGCGCTTCCGTCATCGGCTTTCGATTGCGATCCTCTTCGGGAGTGTCGTCTACGACCTCCACCTTTACAGGCGTTTCCCCTTCGATCTCAATCTCGATCTTCTCCTCCACGACCTCTTCTTCCTTCTCGTGGGGGAACTTAAATTCGACTTTTTCCATTTCAGCCACTTAGCTCTCCTTAGTTGACTCGACTGATACCACGGGGATCTTCAACCACCGCTTCTACAGAGTCGTCGTTGATAAGACGGAATTCACGTCCGTGAATAGTGAAGCGTGTCCCGGTGTTGGCACGGCACATAACAAAATCACCCTTCTTGCACCACGGACCAGTAGGGAAGCGTGTTTCGTCTTTGTAGCAAAGATCGCCCAACTCAACGACAAACAGCACGTTAGACAGCACCGTTTCGTAGTGCATGGTCGAACCCGCTTTAACCAGCCCGCTGTCGTACTCTTCCTCAGCTTCGGGTAGCGTAACCAAGATCTTGTACCCTTTTGGCACTGGCAACTGTTTAGCCTTGTCCTGAGCGGGTTTGTTCAGGATTGCAGACAGGTCAACGGCTTTTTCCAGCACTAATTCAGTCATCGTCATTTTCTTTCAAACGGTCAGCGAGATCTTCGATATTTTGGTTGGCTTGGAGCAGACCTCGAATAACTCCAACAACCTCGCGGTACTCTGCGTAATCCTTGGCGCTGCCAGTACCCAGATACTCCAACAGGTCTTGGCGGCGCTTTTGGTTTTGGTCCTGCAAATAATGAAAAGCCCTAGCATCCATTAGCGTTTAGTCCCTTGTGGTTTTAGTGTTTGCATGGTCTTAAGCTGGATATCAGCGGCAGCTTTTTGCGCATCTACCTTCATCCGTTCAATCTCAATCTGCATCTTGGCTTGAGCAAGTTGGGCGTCTGCTTGGTCTTTCTGGGACTTGCGCTGGACCTCAGCCTGTTTGATCTGCAACTCTTGTTGTTGCATTTGTACGATGGGGTCTTTAGCTGCTGCCAGTGCCGCCTGCTGCTGGGCCTGTGTCTGATGGATCTGCAGGAGTTGTTTTGCCGCTTGCGCCACCAGTCGAGACACTTCAAGCTCCATCTCCGGGGGCATCTTGGCATCAGGCGCGGGCAACGGAGCACCAAGGCGCTCTTCAATCTGCTTACGGTAGGCAAAGCCAAGGTGTTCTGCGATGTGAGCTTGCAGGGCTGCGCTCATTACTTGTGCTTGCGGGTTTTGCCCCATCTGCTGCGCAATCATGGGGTCTTGCTGGAACGCCAAGTGTGCTGCGATATGTGACTCGTGATCCTGATAGATAAACGCTTTGACAGGCTTACCATTCAAAATAGCCATGTTCTCGCTGATGGGGTCCACGGGTTTGAGGTCATCCTCAACCGGGATAATCTTCTCAGCGTTCTTGATCCCCAGCACGTCGATCATCTGCCGGTGCAGGTAGGGCAGGTTGTAGATCTGCGGGGCGCTAGCCGCCAATTGGAACGCCGCTTGGTACTGCATGATCCGCTGAGCCATCGTGGCGCTGTTGGGATCACTAACCGGGATTACCTCCACCAAGTCGTAGTCAGACTTCTTAGCCTGCGGTCCTGCGTTATAGGCAGGGGTGTAGTCGTAGGTGTCCGGGGTGTACTCGCGGATGATCTCAGCCAGAAGCTTGAACTCCTGCTTCATGGAGTAGTGGACCCGAGCCTGCACAGCACTCATGGTCTTGAGGGTGCGCTCCAGCAGTGCCAGCGTAGTCCCCACAGGCGCGTTTGCGCTCATGTCAGAGATGTTCATGTCACTGATGGCACCCAGCCTACGTCCCTCGTCCGTGATGCGATCCAACAGGCTAGCAAGCACCTGTGAAGGCTCTTTGTACGGCAGAGGCATGATGTTGTCTCGGATGGACCCACTGGGCACATCCACATCCCGCCATTCACCCGGACCAATCGGCGTATCGTCACCCTTGACCCGCAGCCCACGGGATTTAAGACCGCCAGGAAGATTACTTAAAGTACCTGCATCCACAAGCTGACGGATCAGCGACGTACCTGCACGAGCGTACCCACCGATCAAGTGGATCAACCCCATGCCGTACACACCGAACCCGGGGATGTATGTGTACTGTACAAAGTGCTGGCGTTTCAGCCGCCGTTTATCATCCTCGTTCCAGTTCCTACGGATAGCCAGTACCTTGTTCGTACCCCGCTCATACGTAATGACGTAAGGCAATGCTATACCGTCCTCGTCCTCATACCCCGGCAGGTCGTAGTCAATGTGCACCTCACAGATGCTATAGCGGTCATCGTCGGTGATGGAGATGCCTTGTTCTTCCGCTTTTTTCTTCTCAATGTCCGTGGACATCGTAACGGGGTCACCAAGGTCAACATCTAGATAAAACCCCTCAACCTGCAGCTTACGCACATCGTTCTTGGTCTTGCGCATGACGTGCACGACCCGCTCTGCAGTCTCGATACTCGCTGCCCCGTAGGGCATGATGATGTCCTCAGCAGGCACAAACAGCGCCACCTGACGCCCCAGACTGGGGTCGAAATACACTTTCTTGAACGCAGCCCCGGCAAGCCCGAGGTTAAACAGCATCCGCTCATGCTCCGGGCGGTACTCCACCATGCGCTCAGTTAGCTGGTAGTTCATGTCATCGCGCACCCGATCTGCTGCTTCTTCGTTCTTGCGCGTAGCTTCACCAATAATCTGGGTCTTGACCGGCCCCATAGCAGGGAAGGTCTCCATAATGGTTTCAGATTGGAACCGGATCGCCGCCTCAGCCAGCAGTGTGCTGTACACCCCACAGGCACCATCCCAAGGCTCAGTGCGCTGCTCGTACTTGAACCCCAGCACTTCCAACCCTTTTACGAACGTATCTGCCCAGTCCTTGCGACTGCCAATGTCCGTGTTAACCATATCCTCAATATCAGCAGCCACCATCGACAACTCACCGTCATCCATGAACTCGGCAAGGTTGGCATTAAAGTCACCACCGTCATCGCCCGTGGTCCCCGGCTCAAGCTCGATCTCCAGCCCTCCCATGCGGATGGCTACCGACTCTGGATCTTCGATTTCAATCTCAATGCCTTGGGGCTCATCACCCATAGCCATAACATCAAGCTCTTGCGCCTGACCCACCAACGGGTTGTCAAACCCCGGTCCCAGATTCATAGCCATGACTTATCCTTAGTGATCTTCAGTAATAGACAGCTTTTTTCGGTGGCCTACCCAGATCTTCATCAAACTTATCTGACGCAAGCTTGAGCAACCCACCTTTACGTATCCTCATAAGCCCTAGAGTCAGGGCGTCTACGCAGTCGTCGTGCTCACCAGCAGGGAACGCCAGTAACTCCTCGACAACCTCTGTAGCCCACCCAGTCTCAGGGAACCATACCTGACCACTGTCAAACATATCGCTGACAGCGTTAAGCCTAGCTATCTTATCTTGTCCCTTACCGGGACTGAAGTCTTGCACCAGTATCCCTGACCTGCGCATTTCGTCAATCAGCGGCTGTCCACTCGCCTTAGCCTCCACGATCACCGAGTCCGGGTTCCATTCCTTATACTGGGCATGAGCCATCCGCTTTAACTCGGGAAACTCGTACTTACCCTTGACACAGTTAAGCAGAATGACGTTATCTATACCCTCTTCGTTCTTCCACACGCCCCATGTCTGGCACACCGAGAAGTCCGAACGCTCCTTAGTCGTTAGCGCAGTGTCGTAAGACTGCACAATAAAGTCCACCGAAGGCGGATCTTCCCCAATCCACCACCTAATAGCATCTCGTTTAACAATTGCAGCCTCTTGGGCCGTCGGATTTTGCTGGTATTGCGCGTTCCACTGCCACGAAGGCATCGAAGCCTTGGTTCTAAGCAGGGATTCCAAGCTCCACTGCTCCGGCCAGAGCGATTTTTGGATAATTAGGGGTGCATCAGGGTCAAAATCGATGCTGTTGTGGTCCGCAAGCGGGTTATCGAACTCCAAAATGGCAGGGAATTCAAAAATCTCGTACTGATCGCCCTCTTCGTTGAGATTTCCGTCCTTAGTTAGCCGTCCAATCAGGTCTCGCTGGTGCCAGCGGGTGTGGAGGACACAAATTTTCCCTCCGGGCATCAACCGAGTACGCAAACCAGCCCTGAACCACTCGTAAACCGTGTCTAAATTGGCAGTAGAACCCGCTTTTATGTCCTGCTCCGAGATCGGATCGTCCACCACGATGAGATGGGCACCCCTACCAGCCAGCGCACCACCCACACCCGTGGCATAAACCTCCCCGCCCTTGGTCGTGTTCCATTTTCCAGCCGCTTTAGCGTCTGCAGCGATCTGCACACCCGGGAAAATCTGCTTGTACTCCGGGGTTTGCATCAAATTTCGCACCTTCCTAGCCATATCCACAGCCAAATCGACCGTGTGGGAGGCAACAATCATCTTGTGATCGGGGTGTTTACCCAAGTACCAAGCAGGGTAGTAGATGGAAATCATCTGCGACTTACCAAACCGGGGTGCCATCGACACTGCAACCCTATCGCGCTCGTTGTTTTCCACCTGCATGAGCAGGGCACCCAGCTTTTTTAGGTGTGTTCCGAACTTGTAATGGGCATCAACTGCTGCGATAAACGCCAAAAAGTCCATCTGCGCAAGGTTTACGCGCTTGCGCACCTCCAACTCATCCAATAGCGCAAGTGTTGCAGCCATATCTTCGTGAGACATGGACTTTAGCCCTGCCAGCAAACGCTTGATTTCAGAAGCGTCACTCATAGCGAATCATCAGGTATGTCCGCAGCGTCCAAGGTTTTCATCAGACGCTCACGCAAAAGCTGCTCCAACTCCTCTGTGGGTCGGTGGCGCATGGTGACTTCTGTCTTGTCTGTGAACAGCCCTACGTCGCTGATCTTGCCTAGCAGCTCATAGCACTTGAGCCGGATACGTGGGTCCGGGTTGGTGGAGTCTACGATCAGCTTATTGGTTACGTAGGTTCGCAGTTGGGCAGCGGTTTGCACAACCACCTTATCGTACTCATCAAGGATCGCCTTGATATGCACAACCGTACCCGGGGATGACAGCAGGGTGTTTGTAGGTGCCTGCGTCCCGGTAAACACAGCCCTTGCACTGGCTATGTCAGTATCAGTTACTTCGATCTCGTCGGCTACTTCGGCAAGGCTGTTAAACGCAGCCGTTATCCGCGCTTGAAGATCTTCAAACGTAGGTGGGTATTCCGCATAGGGAATATCAGTGTCGATCTCTGGGAACTGCATGATCCTCCCGGCATAGCCGGTTTAAGCGCAACCCTTATGGGCGAGTGCAAAGCTTATACCATATTTCTAATTTTTTTATAAAAAATTTTTGAAGGGGCGTTTTTGGAAGGTAGGGGGGTGTTAAGCTATGGAAAGTTAAGCGGTTGTGGTGTCTGGACGGATTTGGTACTCAGTGTAAAAGCGCGGGACTCCCGCGCACACAAGGGGTCCCCCGGGGTACGGTGGGGTCAGGCTGGCTGGGATCGCCGATCTAAGATTAGATGCCGCTTGATACTAGTTGACATAGGTTGTCTGGCGTTATATGATTTGGGTTCGGTAGGTTGTAGGTGGCGATTGTTCACCGGCCTACTGGGGAGAGTGAATCATGACTAAGATTGCCAAGACCAAGACCAAGACCGATACCATCATCGCCCCTTCATTTGTTGCCGCTGGTGCGCGCATTACCATAGCGTTCAAAAAATTTGATAAAGCAAGTCAGGATCTTGAGGATGGTTTGCAGAACGCGTTCCAAAAGTTTATAGATCAATGCACAGTGGCAGGCATGCCCCGCACTAAAGAATCTTGCGACGCAATCAAAAAGGCAATTGCTACCGCATGCGACGAGGGAACGGGCATGCTGGCTACTGCAATCGCCACGGGCGGACTAGAACGCAAAACGATAATTGAATATGGGTCTGGCGCGCAGCGCGCATTCTTTCATGGGATCAAATGGTATTCATCCTTGAAGAATGAGACGGCTGAGAACCTTACGCTCCCATGGGGCAAAACGAAAAAGGCCACTAAGGCCGGCGTCAACATCGAAACGACCAAGGCCGGTGCTGTTAGCACCACAACAGTCGAAGAATTGGCAAAGACGCTAAGCAAAGCAATCGAACAAGCCCGACTTCTACAAATGAGGGATTTT